ACTTCCGAGTGACGGAGATCAACCGTGTCCTTGATGGTGATACTATTGATGTTACTATCGACCTCGGGTTTGATTTATACAAGAAAGAAAGAGTTAGAGTTGCAGGAGTTGATACGCCAGAGAAGAGAACTAGAAACCTTGAGGAGAAAGCTCTGGGACTAGATGCTACCAACTGGATGAAAGAAAAACTAGAAGGGGCAATTGCAGGAGAAGATGAGTTATCTGTTAGAACTGAATTGGTTGGCGGTATGGGTAAGTACGGTCGCCTTCTTGGCTGGTTATATATCGGAGATGCAGAAGTATCGCTGAATGAACAAATGATCACCGAAGGATATGCTCATGCCTATGATGGTGGTACTAAGGATATGAATTTAGAAGCACTGCGAGAAATCCGCAGACAGCATGGTACATTAGTATGAATAATGATCAGTATCTTGGTAATCCTAATCTAAAGAAAGCAAATACTGCTCTCGATTTCACACCAGATGAGGTTGCCGAGGTACTGAAATGCTCAGAAGATCCTGTATATTTTATCAAAAATTATATCAAGATTGTCTCTCTTGATAAGGGTTTAATTCCTTTTGACATGTATCATTTCCAAGAAGAAATGGTAGCGAAGTTTCATGCCGAAAGATTTAATATTGCAAAACTACCAAGGCAGAGCGGTAAATCTACTATTGTTACTTCATATCTATTATGGTATGTGTTATTTAATCCAAGTGTTAACGTAGCAATCCTTGCAAACAAAGCAGCGACTGCCCGTGAGATGCTACAACGCTTACAACTATCATATGAGAATCTTCCAAAGTGGCTCCAGCAAGGAATCCTCCAATGGAACAGGGGGAGTCTGGAACTGGAGAACGGATCTAAAATTATGGCTGCTTCTACTTCGGCTAGCGCCGTTAGGGGCATGTCTTTTAATGTCATTTTTCTGGACGAATTCGCGTTTATTCCGAATCACATTGCTGAACAGTTCTTTTCATCTGTCTATCCTACTATATCTTCTGGTAAAAGCACAAAGGTAATTATCATCTCCACGCCACACGGGATGAATATGTTCTACAAACTCTGGCATGATGCAGAGCGTGGATCAAATGAATACATTCCCACTGAGGTGCATTGGTCAGAAGTACCAGGTAGAGATGAGGTATGGAAAGAACAAACTATTAAGAACACATCAGAACAACAGTTCCGAGTTGAGTTTGAGTGTGAGTTCTTAGGATCTGTTGATACGTTGATTTCTCCTAGTAAATTAAGGATCATGCCGTATCACGATCCTGCACAACAAAATAGAGGTCTTGCAGTATTTGAAACTGCTATCCCAGAACATAATTATGTTGTTACTGTTGATGTGGCGCGTGGTGTTGGTAGTGACTATTCAGCGTTTACAGTAATGGACACTACAACTATCCCATATAAAATGGTTGCTAGATATAAAAATAATGAAATCAAACCTATAGTATTTCCAAACATCATTACGGATGTAGCAAAAAATTATAATCAGGCATACATTCTATGTGAGGTAAATGACATTGGCGGACAGGTCGCAGATATCATTCAGTTTGATTTAGAGTATGAAAATCTATTGATGTGTTCAATGCGTGGTCGTGCGGGACAACAACTAGGTCAAGGTTTCTCTGGTAAGAAAACTCAACTGGGAATTAAGATGTCATCTGCAGCAAAGCAGATTGGATGTTCTAATCTCAAAGCATTGATTGAAGATGATAAACTCCTTATAAATGATTATGATACTATTGCAGAACTGACAACTTTTATAGCGAAGGGTCAAACATTCCAGGCAGAAGACGGGTGTAATGATGACTTAGCAATGTGTTTGGTTATCTTTGCTTGGATGGCAATGCAACCCTACTTCAAAGAGATGCATGATAATGATGTAAGACAACGCATCTATGAAGATCAAAGAGATATGATAGAACAGGACATGGCTCCGTTCGGATTTGTTACTGACGGAATGGAAGATGATTATTTTGCAGATGCTCAAGGTGATGTTTGGAAGGTCGCGGAATATGGGGATAAGTCTTACATGTGGGAGTATAAGTGACATTTGAAAAATATAAATAATCTTAGACATCTGATGTTGGAATCACTCTAGGAGAATTTTAAACATGGCAGCTAATCAATTATCGCCAGGTGTAGTCATTCAGGAAAGAGACCTGACGACTATTACCACATTATCAACCGCAAACGTTGGTGTAATCGCAGCACCGTTCGAGCTCGGTCCTGTAGAAGAAGTAATCGAAATTTCTAACGAAAGAGAACTTGCAGAACGTTTCGGTAAGCCCAATGATTCCAACTATGAGTATTGGTATACTGCTGCACAATTTCTCTCCTACGGTGGTCAATTAAAAACTATCCGTGTAAATTCTTCTGCACTGAAAAACGCTGTCAATACTGGCACTGCACCTCTGGTTAAAAATCTCCAAGATTATGAAACCACTTATGAGAGTGCTGTCAATACTTGGACATGGGCAGCTAGAACTGCTGGTACAAAGGGCAATTCCATTGGTGTTTTCGTTACTGACGCTGGTGCTGATCAGATTGCCGTTGTCCCCGCTCCTGGTTCTGGTAATGATCCTGAGTTCGTTGCTGACGAAGCAGTTACAGCAACATCTGGTGCCGCTGGTAAAGTATTCAAGTACAGCATCGCTCTGACGGTTGAAACTGTTGTTGGTGACTTTGTTCCTGGTACAAGTACAACTGTTGCTATTTCAGGTTCTAACGAGGCAATTGATGTCTTATCTTGGGATCCTTCCAATAAGAAACTTGAAATTGGTCTTCCCGCTGGTGGTGTTACTGGTATCGTCGCTGATGCTCAAGTTGTAACCCAAGGTAGCAACACCTGTGTTATTGCTGCTAGTGGCATTGAGCGTCGTCTTCTGATTGCTTTAGATAAAGGTAGCATTGAGTTTGCTGCTGCTGATAGCCTAACTGATACTAACAGTAACGCTTCAGCACTCACCTCGGTTCGTAGCGAGTACGCTGAGCGTGAGTATCTTCCTGGTGCTAAGTGGATTAATGTTGCAGCTCGTCCTGCTACATCACTCTATGCAAGCAATGCAGGTGGATTCCGTGATGAGGTTCATATCCTCATCGTTGATGTTGATGGCGCAATTACTGGAACAACTGGTGCTGTTCTTGAGCGTTTCATTGGTCTTTCTAAGGCAAGTGACGCTAAGACTTCTGTCGGTGAAGTTAACTTCTATAAGGAAGTAGTTAAGCAAAAGTCTGAGTATCTGTTCTGGGGCAAGCATGAGTCTGGATTGTTCAGTGCTCAAGCATCTGCTGCAGATGGTAACTGGGGATTAACTGCTAACGCACGTCAGTTCAACTTACTCCGTTCAACTGCTGGTTCTGTTTCATATCCTGAAGGTCGTACAACTGTAGGTTCTAAGAACAATGCTACTTTCTACTATCGTCTTGAGAGTGGTGCTGACTATGGCAACTCTGGTGGTAGTTACACTATCTTAAATTCTGATATTTCTAGTGCATATCAACTGGTAGAAGATCCTGAGTCTGAAACCATTGATTACATCCTCACGGGTCCATCTGGTGCTGATGATTCATCTGCAATCGCTAAGGTTGCTTCACTGGTCAGCATTGCTGAAGAGCGTAGAGACTGCATGGTATTTGTTTCTCCTCGCCGTGGCAGTGTCATCGGTGTTAGTAACACCACCACGGTTACTACCAACTTGGTTAACTTCTTTGATCAGTTGCCTAGTTCTTCTTACCTGGTATTTGATTCAGGTTATAAGTACATCTACGACAAGTATAACGATGTATATCGTTACGTTCCTTGTAACGGTGACGTTGCTGGACTTTGCCTACAGACAACTGAAGTTGCAGAACCTTGGTTCTCTCCTGCTGGTTTCCAACGTGGTGTCCTGAGAAATGCAATCAAACTTGCATTCACTCCTACTAAGACCCAACGTGATCGTCTGTATGCTGCTCGCGTCAATCCAATTGTATCTTTCCCTGGTCAAGGCGTAGTCCTGTTCGGTGATAAGACTGCTCTCGGTTTCGCATCTGCATTCGATAGAATCAACGTCCGTCGTTTGTTCCTCACTATTGAGCGTGTCATCAGTGGTGCTGCTAAGAATCAACTGTTTGAACAGAATGATGAGTCGCAGCGTTCCTTGTTCCTCAACATCGTTGAACCATACATGCGTGACGTTCAAGGTCGTCGTGGTGTAACGGACTTCCTGATCAAGTGTGATTCTGACAACAACCCACCTGAGGCAGTTGATCGTGGCGAATTCTTTGCGGAAATCTTCGTGAAGCCCACACGTACAATCAACTTCATTACTCTGTCCTTCATTGCAACCAGAACTGGTGTTGCATTTAGCGAAGTCGCTCAGTAATTTAAAACTCAAATAAACCTGTAGTTTCAGGGGTTCGCAAGAACCTCTGAAATTTTTTATTTTAATAAATAAAACTGAACAGAGAAACTATAACCCATGGCAAAAAGAGGAACCCTCGACGATTTTAAGGCAAATGTAGCATCGGACTTTGCACGCCCTAATCTATTCCAAGTAGATCTCGCATTCCCCTCAGGTATTATTAATAACGCTTCTTTAGTTGAACTTGGTAAGTTTACTGTTCGCGCAGCAAACCTTCCTGCTTCTCAGATTGGTGTTATTGAAGTTCCTTTCAGAGGTCGCGTATTAAAGATTGCTGGAGACAGAACGTTTGAACCTTGGACCATCACATGTCAAAATGACAGCAACTTCACGTTGCGTACTGCATTTGAATTGTGGGCATCAAGCATTCAAGCATATAACGAGAACTTCACTCAGGCAGCAGGTCTTGGTGATAGCGATGACGCTACTGGATATTTTGCAGACATGACTGTTCATCAGTTGGCAAGAGATATTAAGGATGGCGAGAAGCCTAAGATTCTTAAGTCTTACAGATTCTATAACGTGTTCCCCAGTGCAATTGCTGCAATTGATCTGGACTTCGGTAATAACGACGCTATCGAAGAATTCACGGTGGAACTCCAGACTCAATACTGGACTCCAATCAGTTCCGTGGATAACTGATAAATAGAACTGGACTGAAACACTTTAATTATAATGGCTGATCAGCTCTTCGGATTTTCACTTGAAAGAGCGAAGAAGGTTCCTAAGGGACCTTCTTTTGTTCAAAAAGATTCTATGGATGGTTCGCAACCTATTGTAGGTGGCGGATACTATGGATATTCTGTCGATTTCGACGGAACTGTTCGTAATGATTATGAACTTATCACTCGTTACCGAGAGATGGTTCTACAACCCGAATGTGATAGTGCAGTTGATGATATCGTAAATGAAACTATTTGCGGTAATTTTGATGATGTACCTGTAGAGGTTGAGTTATCCAACCTAAAACAATCGGATAAAATTAAAAAACTCATTAGAGAAGAATTTTCAGAAATTCTTAGATTGTTAGATTTTGACAATCGCTCTTATGAGATTTTTCGTAGATGGTATGTAGATGGAAGACTCTTCTACCATAAGATTATTGATCCCAAGAATCCTAGGGGTGGTCTTACAGAGTTAAGATATATCGACCCACGTAAGATTCGCAAGGTCACTGAGTATGAAGAAAAACGTCCAGAGCAAATGCGCGGCGTTGATATTAATACTCAACTTACTCAGAAATCTGCAGATTATTTTCTGTACAACCCAAAGGGTCTGAAGAACTCCACGAATCAAGGGATTAAAATTTCCAATGATTCTGTTACCTATTGTCATTCTGGTATCCAGGATCTCAATAAGAACATGACTCTTTCCCACTTACATAAAGCAATCAAAGCAGTTAACCAACTGCGAATGATTGAAGACTCTTTGGTCATCTATCGTTTGAGTAGAGCACCCGAACGTAGAATTTTCTATATTGATGTAGGCAATCTTCCCAAGAATAAAGCAGAACAGTATCTGCGTGAGGTCATGGGA